CGCGTCGGCGCGTGCGCTCATGGCCAGGCCATCCCGTCCGACATCGTGCCGGTCGCCATCGAGCAGGCCAGCTATCACGCGGCCTATCAGGAGGCAGTAAAGCCGGGCAGCTTGGCTATCGCCGTGACGGCCGCAGGCGCAGTGAAGCGCAAGAAGATCGGGCCGCTGGAAAAGGAATACTTCGAAGGCAGTGGCGACGCCGTTGCCGACGGCACCCTGAAGCTGAGCGCGGTTGAAGGCCTGCTCGCTCCATTCTTCGCCGTCGCCTTCCCGGCGATCTTTGTGGTCTGACGCCATGACCTGTGCGACGTTGCCCGTAATGACCAAGCGCATCGCCCATGATGATCCGCGCCTCAACGCCCATCGCATGCCGATGGAGCTGGCGACCGAGACCATCCTCGACTGCGCCTCAACGGCTGGTCAGATGCAGCAGGCTATCGCCAATCAGCAGCCCCAGTCCGAGGTCCAACGCTACCGCGATTTGGCTCGCGCGCAGTTTGAAGCCTACCTCGATCTGATGGCAGAGGCCGCCCATCACGCCGGCAAGCTGAAGCCTTAAGTCAATGGCCCGACGTCCGACCCAACGACAGCTCTTCAAGGAGCTGGCGGCGAAGTTCGGCCTGGAGGTCGCCCTCGCCTTCCGGGAAGCCGTCAACAACCTGCGATCTGGAGTCGAGTTCCAGAAGCTGAAGCTGGCCATCGAGCAAGGCAACCTGCAGGCGGCGCTCGAAGCGCTGCACATCGACCGCGCCGCCTTCTTCCCACTGGAAGCCAAGATCACCGAGGCTTTCGTCGCTGGAGGTCAGGGCGCTGTCGCTTCCATGCCCGCCGCCGTGTCGATCGGCTTCCGGTTCGACCCTGGTAATCAGCGCGCCGCAAGCTGGATCCGCCAGTTCTCGGGCAACCTGATCACCGGCCTAGTCGAGGGCGAGCGCCAGCAGGCCAGAGACTTCCTCGCCGACGGCATGGCGCGCGGGGTGCACCCTCGGTCAGTCGCTCTTGATCTGGTTGGGCGCATCAGCCGCGCCACCGGCAATCGTGAAGGCGGCCTGATCGGACTGTCGGCGCCGCAACGGGCCTACGTCCAAGCGGCACGCATCGAACTCACCTCTGCCGATCCGAAGCTGCTGAAGCACTACCTGACCCGCACCCGCCGCGACCGCCGCTACGACCACACAGTCCTGAAGGCGATCCGCGAAGGCAAGGCCATCGACCCCGACAACGCTTCGCTTATGGTCACCCGCTATTCCGCCCGTCTCGTCCAGCTTCGCGGCGAGGTCATCGCCCGCACCGAGGGCCTGCCGGCCATCCGCGCCGCCAAGCACGAAGCCTATCAGCAGTTGGTCGACGACGGCCGGGTCGCCGAGGTCGACATCGAGCGCGGCTGGCACACCACCCAGGACGGTCGCCAGCGCGACACCCACAACGCCATGGCCGGGCAAACGGTGCGCGGCCTGTCCCAGCCGTTCCAGAGCCCGAGCGGCGCGCTGTTGATGTTCCCAGGCGACACTTCACTCGGCGCTGGAACAGACGAGATCGTGGCTTGCCGATGCGACGAGAGCATCTCTGTTCGGAGGGCCGCATGAGCATCGTCACAGGCCTTCAGGCGGAAGCCTTCGACGACTTTGCCGAGGACTTCGAAGACGGTGTCCTGATCGTGCCGGGCGCGCAGGTCTCAGACGGACAGGGCGGCTATGTCACGGGCCCGCCGACCTCGCACCCCTGCAAGGCGCTGGTGACCGACTACAGCGACTTTCGGCGCGCCTCGCTGGGCATACCCGGCACCGACCGACTGGTTCTCGTCCTCGGCGGCAGCTTGCCCGCAGGCGTCATCCCAGCGAAAGGCCACAAGATCACCGCCCCCGACCCCGCCAAAGGGTTGGCCCTGTCCACCTTCGACGTCATCGCCAAGAGAGGCGACCCGGCTGCCGCGTTGTACGAGCTTCAGGCCCGCTGATGGGCAAGGTCACCCTCTACGACGGGGTCATCGCCAAGATCGCCACAGACGCAGGCGAGGCTGGCCTCCGGGGAGCCCTCGGCAGGGGCGAGCAAATCCTCAAGGGCGACATCCTCAACCGCCCCGGCTCCGGCCGCATCTACGGCAAGCACCAAGCGTCGGCGCCCGGCGAGCCTCCCGCGAAGGACACCGGCGCGCTGTCGGCGAACACCAACGCCGACGAACAAATCAGGCGCGAAGGCGAGGACCTGGTCGGCCGCATCGTCGCCAACTCTGCCCAGGCCGAGGCTCTGGAGAAGGGCACGGAACGCATGGCCGCCCGTCCCTTCCTGACGCTGCTGGCCACCGACCACGCCGACGATCTGCGCGACGCGTTCATTCAGGGAGCCAAGGAATGAATGCGACCGCGACCATCTTCGCCCGACTGGCTGGCGTCGCGCCCTCGCTGGCGACCTACAACGGCGCCCCGGCCATCTTCTCCGGACGCGCGCCCGACGACTTCCTCGACACGCCGCCGACCAAGCCTTTTCTGATCATCGCCGTGCCGACGCGCGACGAACCGATGGAAACCTTCACCGAGATCGGCCGCCTGGTCGTGCAAGACGTGCGCGGCTACCAGCGAGACAATGGCTCAGGCGTCGAACTTGAAGCGCTGATGCGCGCCGTGCGCGACCTCCTCCACAACAGGCCCGCTGAACTGACCGTGACGGGCGGCAAGTGCGACGTGGCCCGCGTGACCGGACCCGTCCAATCGCCGACGTCAGACGCCGCCTACATCGGCCGGCGCGTCACGATCCGGCTGGATCTCGTCCAGGCCTGACCCTTTTCGCGCGCCGTGGCAGGCGGCGCGCGACCTTCTCCAACCTGCCAACCTTCCTCAGGAGAGTGACCATGGCCGTTCTGGCTCAAGGCTTCATGCACCTGCTGCTGGGCTCCGGCAGCGGCACCATCACCTACGCCAACATCCCCGGCGTGACGAACCTCAGCGGCGGCGGGTTCACGCCGAACAAGATCGACGCCACGGACTTCGACACCCCGGCCGGCACCCGTGAATACATCTCGGGGCCGCGCGAGCCGTCGCCCTACACCTTCGACATGCACTACGAGCAGGGCGACACGCAGCAGGAAGCCATGTTCACCGCCATGGCAGCCAACACGCCCCTGCCCTTCAAGGTGACCCTGGGCGCCGGCGGTTCCGGCAAGCAGATCACCTTCGAGTCCGTGCCCAACCTTACGCTGGCGGCGCCCGTCGACGGCAAGGTCACCTACTCGGGCACGCTGGAGCCGCTGGCGGCGCCGACGCGCGAAGCCCAAGACTGATGAACGATGCGCGCGAAGGGATCGTCCGCCTGCCCCTGCCGGACGGCCGGGCGGTCCCACTGCAGCTGACCTACGCCGCGCTCGACGCCAAGGGACACGACTGGCTGCTGGAGCAGTTCAAGGCCATGCAGAAAGGCCGCTCCGGCGGCTCGACAGCGCTGGCCGAGGCGCTGGAGGTCATGTCGGGGGGCGAGATCAAGGCCGCCGACGTCCTGGCTGCTCCCATGGCCGCCTATCCCCTCGCCGTCTGCCTCAAGGCGGTCTGGGCTGCCTGGGAACTGGCGCAGTACGGCCCGCAAGGGAGGTCCGTCGAAGCCGACACCGCCAACCCTCAGAAGAGCGCCCGGCCGACGTGGTTGAGGCGCATCTTCGGGCAGCGCTGAAGGCTGGGATCGCCGAGGCTGATTTCTGGCGCCTGACGCCCTACAGGCTGGCGATGAGGCTCCAGGCCATTGGACGGGCTCAGATCGAAGCATCGCTCTATGCTGGATGGTTTGGTGAGCGCTTCGCCCGAGAAGAGCGGCTCCAGGGTCCAGCCAGCTACATCAAGTCGATGCTGGACGCGCCCGACCCGAAGGAAGCTGAAGCGATGGCTACAGCGATGTTCCACCGCATGGCGACCGACTGGGGGCTTGAGGTTGAGCCGCTGAGTGAGGCGCCATAGCGTCCTCCGACCAAATGGAGGGGCATATGAAGAAATTGGTGGCGCTGGCGGCGGTGGGGTTCGTCGCGGCAGGATGCGGCGAGCCTAGCGCAAGCTCAAAGCCCAGCTCAGACCCCACAGAACGCCGCGCCGATGCTGTAGTGGCGTGCGGCCTGGCAATGCTCGAGGCGGAAAGGCAGGGGCAAGTCAGCGCCGGTTCACAGCTTCAGGTTCCCTGGCGGGTTTACGAAGTCCCAAACGAGAAGAAGGGCGTGCGGCGGGTTTCCTGTGCAGCAGTAGATGACCGGGGCGAACTCGGCGTCATTGTCGATATCGCCTGCACCGACGTGAACGACGCCTCCTGCCAGCGATTGGTTCAGGTCGCGCGGCCATAGAGTGAGCATCGCCGCCAAGGCGATTGAATATGACACAGGGCGATCCTCTCGGGTCGCCCTTTTTCGTGGGTGAAGCATGGCGGATGGCAATGTAGTCGGCTCGGCCGAATTCGAGCTGCGCGCAACCCGCCAGAAGCTCGGTCAGGACATCAAGGCGGCCGAGCGTGATCTCGATGTGTTTGTCGACCGGGCGGAGAAGAAGGCGAACACAGGCGCCGGGAACATCGGGTCGGGCATTGAGAAGATGACCCGCGCCGCAACCGCTGGCGTCCTTGCTCTGACAGCCGTCCTTGCTGCAGCGGCGACCTTCGCGTTCCAGGCCGGGCAGGCCAGCCTCAAGATGGCTGACGACATGGCGAACAGCGCCCGCCGGATCGGCATCGGTACGACCGCCCTTCAAGAATGGCGCTACGTCGCTCGCAAGACCGGCGAGGATGCGGCCGCCGTCGATGCCGACCTCGAGAAGTTCGCAACGAAGTTTGCCCAGGCCCAAGCCGGCATTTCGAAAGAAGCGGCCAAGCCCTTCGCGCGCCTGCTTTTCGATCAGAGCGATCTTCGCCAGATGAAAGACGCTGACGAAGCGCTCGAGAAGGTCATGGACCGCATCGGGGCCCTAAAGAACCCGAACGATCGGCAGGCAATCGCTGAACAACTCGGTCTGAACTCCCTCGCCACGGCAGCGCGCGAGGGCGGCGAAGAAGTTGCGCGCCTTCGTGACGAAGCTGCCGCGCTCGGTTTCGTTATGGACGCCGAGATCATCAGGAAGGGCGCCGACGCTCAAGGCCAGTTGGAGGACCTGTCCCAGGTCATTGGCATCCAGATGGCCGAGGCCTTCATCAACCTTTCCGACGAAGTCCTGAACTTCACCTCCCAGATCGCAGACGCCATCAATGCCCTGAGCGACTTCATCGACAAGTCGCAGGCGGCGAAACGCGTCACTGGCGTTGGCTTTGGCGACGCGCTGGGTATGGCCGCCACGCCTTTGGGGCTGGTGAAGGGCTTGGTGAAGATCGGCCGCTTCGCTATCAATGGCCCGAACCTGGTCGACACGGAAGGCTTGGAAGACCTCGCTTCGGGTACGGGCCGCTACGCACCGCAACGAACCCCTCGCCGCCGATCGACGTCCGGAAGCCCCACGCTTGCCTCGCTCCCGGGTCGCGCCGACAGCAGCGCTCAACGCGCCGCCGAGCGTGAATCCCGCCGCGCTGAGAGGGTCGAGCAGGAGATTTTCCGCCTGCGCCAACGCGCCCTGGGCATCGCCGACGACGAGCTGCTGACGGTCCAACAGCGCTACGACCTGGCCCAGGCACAGGTGAAGCTGGAGCGCGAGGCGGAAGCCAAGGAACTGGAGAGCCGCCTCGCCCGCAAGGACATCACCAAAGCCGAGTTCGATCAGCTCAAGCTGATCCAGACCCAGACGGCCACGTTGGAGGATCGGGTGTCGTCGGACATCCTCGCACGCGACTTGGCCGACGAGCGGCTGGCAAAGGAACGCGCGCTCACCGACCTGACGGCCGACCTGTTGTCGCTTCAGTCGAGCGCCGCCCGCACCGCCAAGGAGCGACGGGAGATCGAACTGCGTCTGCTAGCGATGGCGCAGCAACGGGCCCGCGACGATCTGGAGACGGAACTCAGCCGCACGCCAGGTCTGACGGATGCCGACAAACAGGCCCGCCGGGATGCTCTTGGTCAGGTTCAGGCCGCTCAGTCCGCCGCGGTCAACCGCCAAACCATGTCGCCGTTGGAGGCTTGGCGCGACCAAAGCCTGAAGACGGCCGACGAGATCGCCGAGGCTTATGAAAACGTCGCGGCGCGCGGACTGGACGCGCTGAACGACGGCCTGGTCGATGCGATTATGAACTCCCGCGACTTGGGAGAAACCTTCTCCAATGTTGCTCGACAGATCATTGCCGACCTGACGTCCATCGCTATTCGGCAGGGCATCGTTGAACCTCTAGCCAACATGCTTTTTGGCGACGGAAGCAAGAGCACAGACAGCGGCGGCACGAGCTGGATGTCCAAAGCGATCAACATCGGTCGCAAGGTCTTCGGATTTGCAGACGGCGGCTTCACTGGCGCTGGAGGGAAGAATGAACCGGCCGGCATTGTTCACCGCGGCGAGTTCGTCTTCAGCAAGGAGGCTGTGGACCGCATCGGGGCGGCCCGCTTGGACGCTATGCACAATAATCTCAAGGGCTACTCTGTCGGCGGCCTCGTCGGCATGTCCCTGCCCTCCCTCGCTCTGCCCGGCATTAGCGGCATGGGGACGCCTCAAGTCCTGAAGGTCGAAATCGGCGTCAACGATGACCGCTTCAACGCCTACGTCGATGGCCGAGCTCGACCGATTGCTCAGAACGCCAGTGCACAAATGGGGCGCACTGTCTTGAGCGCCGCGCGCAAATCGGCGCCGGCCGTCCAAGAGAACCAGAGCCTCTTGGGGACGACCTGATGGATCACTGGCCCTGGCGCTTGTTGACGCCCCGACATGAGCGCTGGCGGCTGCAAGGCGTCGCCCTGAACGGGGGTGTTAATGTCGGCGGAAACACGACTGTGGCCCGCACGGACGGGGGCGGCCTCTGGGTGGGTGAGCAATCATTCCTCCTCAGCACACGAGACCAGATCAAAGCCGCGCGCGCCATAGAGGCCAGCCTGGACGGCGGCGTCGGCAAGATCGTGGCGTGGTCATTCGAGAAGCCGTTCGTTCCAGGAAACATCGGCGCCGTTCCGATTCCTCATTTGAATGGAGTGCCGTTCGGGAACGGCTCATTCTATGCATCTGCTCCGGCTGGCGCGACGGCGACGGTGGACTGCCCGCTGCGGGCGACGATCATCCCTTTGGCAATGCTCTCGGGCGAGCTGATGGGAGGCGAACACTTCTCGATCAAGCATCCCCTTTGCGGCTGGCGCAGGTATCGCGTGAACCGCGTCGGCGATGGAGCGGCAGAGATCCGGCCGCCGCTTCGGGAGGCCATTTCAGCCGGCACAGATATTCACTTCATCCGTGTTGGTCTCGCCTGCCGCCTCGCCAATCCTGACGAGTTCTTCGGTGCCCTCGACCCGTCCAGGATCGTGGAGGTCACGGCCCGCTGGGTGGAGGCCTTCTGATGCTGCCCGAACAGGCCAAGGCCATGTCGGCAATGGGCGCCCCTTGCTACTCGCTGTTCTTTCTCATGAAGCTGCGGACAGGCGAGGTTGTCAGGGCGTGGCTCGGCGCTGGCGACTATGCCCTTTCGAGCGACGACGTGGACGCAACTGGAGGGCTCTACAAGGGCGTCGGCATGGTCGGGGACTTCCCCGCACTTCGCCAACTGGTCGGCGGCCTGGCCGAGCGCGTCGAGTTCTCGCTCAATGGCGCCGACGACACGGTGTTTAGGCTCGCAGCAGTCGAGATGGACGACGTGATCGGGGCAGAGGTCTACGTCGGCATCATCTTCTTCGATCAGCACTGGCAGGCGGTAGATTCGGTCGCGTGGCTCTGGGAAGGCACAGCGTCTGGTCCGAGCATGCATCGTTCCAGCAACGAGGAAGGCACGATCACGCGGACGGTGACGCTGTCGGTGGGCACGCCATTCACGGACAGGGTGCGCGCCGTCCTGGGCTTTATGACGCCTGAGGACCAGCGCCGCCGCAGCCCGGACGATAGTTTCTGTGACCGCGTCCCCGCCTATGATCTTGGCTCAACGATCCAATGGCCGGCGCCGAAGTAGACATCGGGGCTTTCCTCGAGCGCATGACCGTGGAGCCGTTCGAAGATGGCGTCTCCGACTGCATCCTGACCGTCGCGGATTGGATTGTCCTGAACGGCTACCCCGACCCTGCCGAGCCATACCGGGGCAGATATTCGACCGCCCGGGAGCGCAGGAAGCTGATTGTCGAGGCGGGCGGCATACACGCGCTGATGGCGGCTGGTAGCAGCCGATCCGGCTTGAGGTCGACCGAACGCCCCCACCCCGGCGACGTCGGCCTGATCCGCCTCGGTCGGCGGAAGATTGCAGCAATCTGTCTGGGCGAGCGCTGGGCGATGAAGGGCGACGGGCTCGTTGTCGCCGCAGCAGACGAAGTCCTCATGGCCTGGAGTATCTGAATGCCTCAAGCCATCCCGGCAGCAGCCGCAGCCTTCGCAAATTGGGCATTTGCGGCGACCGGCCTAGCCTACGGCACCGCGGCGCACGCCATCGTCACGGCCACCCTCTACTACGGCGCTCAGGCGGTTCTCTACACTGGCGTCTCCATGGGTTTGAACGCCATTGCTCAGGCCCAGATGCCGAGCCCTTCAACCCAGCAGACGACGCGTAAACAAACCCGCCCCCTGCGCTACGTGGCCTTCGGCGGTGCTTCTCGGATGTCGGGCGCCTACATGCTGCGTGAGTCCGTTGGCAACAAGCTCGGGTTGGTCCTCGGCATTTGCGAGGGTCGTCTCGCGAGTATTGATCGTATCTACCTGAACGACGACTGGGTGGCCTTGGACGACGATGGTTGGGTCCTCGGCATGCCCGGGGAGCGCTACGGCAGCGGCGATCTGGTCCGCATCTCCACCAGCCTGGGCAACCCGACCGAAGCCCGTCACGCGATCCTGGACCCGGACTTCAGCAGCTACTGGCCGTCGACCGCCCGCGGTGACGGCGTCGCCTCGTTGGCGCTTTTCGCTCAGCATCGGTCTCAGGAGAGCTTCTCGCGCCATTTTCCCAATGGCGAACCCATGCCTGGGATCGTTGCGACGCCCGTATGCTTCGATTGGCGCGACCCGACACAAGACCGCACCAACCAAGCGACGTGGAAAGCTTGCGCCAACCCCATTGTTTGGCTGGTGCATCTCGAATGGTTCCGCTTCGGGCGCAACTGGACCCGCTGCATCGCGCCTGTGCTGGCGGACCTAACTGCCGAGGCGAACTTTTGCGACGCCGCCGTGCCCTTGAAGGGCGGTGGAACAGAGCCGCGCTATCGCGTCGCGGGCAACTACCCATCAAACATCCAGCCACAAGCGGTTCGATCTTCAATCCTGGCCTCAATGGACGGGTGGCTTTCGACCAACGGCAAGGGACATCTCATCCTGAAGGCCGGGCGCTACCAAGAGCCGGACTTCATCCTGCCGGCCGAACACATCAAGGGCTACAGTTGGAGCGCCGGGGAGCGTGACGAACGCGAGGTCAACGCTCTGACCGTGTCGTTCGTCTCCCCTGATCACGACTACAGCGAGATCGAAGCCGGCCAATGGCGTGACAATGCGGCCATCGCCAGGAGGGGCATTGAACGCGCCGAGCCGCTCGGCCTGACGACCGTCTTCTCGCGTCCGCAAGCCATGCGGCTCGCCAAGCGCAAAATGAGCCGCTTGTCTGCCCCGCGTCGGGGCCAGGTTCGATCTGATATCTACGGCCTGAACGGCCTGGGCCAGCGCTACATCCGCGTTCAGAACCCGGAACACCCTGGCATGGCCGACGTGGTCTGCGAGGTCATGAACGTGGAGATCGACTTCGCATCCTCGCAGGTCGTGTTCGACGTCATCCAGGCCGACACGGCTATCGATGCGTGGAACCCTGCCGAGGAAGAGGGCGATCAACCGGCGCCGATCGTGCGCCCCGAGCCTACGGCCTCCGATCAGGAAGCCGCGCGCAAGCCCATGGCCCGGTCTGTGCCCTACCCTACGAGCGCGACCGACAGCACGATTTCTATCGTCGCCTTCGACGCGACCCTGCCGGACGGAACGGTAGTTTCCATTCCGGCAGGTGTCATCACCGGCCTATCTGCGCTGACGACCTATGGCGTGTTCTGGCGATCGGCTGACGGCTTCTCTGCGGAGGCCAGCCCTTCGACCAATCACATGACGACCGGATCGTGGGTCTTCATCGGCTGGCAGGCCACATCCGACGGTTCCGGCGGCTACCCAACCAATCCCCCGCCCCCCGGCGGCTGGAGCGGTGACAACCAATTCGAGCGTCCCGAGGCGGTCGAGCCCTAACAGCCCCGGGCTGTTCTGCACTCTCTCCGGCGCAGTCCTTAGGACTCTGCCATCCCCTAAAACACAGGTGACCCCATGGGATCGATCCGCGACGCGGGGCGAGCGGCCTTTCGCGACCACGTGATAGCCGGCGTGCCAGCGTCAGGCGCCAATCCACCCGACTTGGCTGAGGTTCGCGAAGCGTTTGATGTCGTCGACGCCGAAGTCGCGCAGGTAGCTGAAATGGCGCTAGGCGCAGGCACAACCAAGGTCGTGCCGACGGTTGCGGATTTGGCGACCATTCCAACGCCATCGGAGGGGATGCGCGCCGAAGTCCGCAAGGACCCGCTGGGCGATGTCCCCGGCGGCAACGGCATCTGGCGATATAACGGTGCTGCCTGGGTCTGGTTGGACTATGTGGTTCCCCTGTCGATGCAGGAGAGCATCAGCGCCGCCGCGCGCGAAGAGGCGGGCATGTTCCTGGCGGAGCAACCGCACGCCGATTTCGACACCCGGGACATCGCCTTTGGTCTGCAGGACCGGGAGGGGCGGTTCGCCCCGATCATGGACGTGGATCGCCGCCTGGTTCAGATCGCCGAGGACGGCGAGTTGGAGCGCGTGCCGACCGCCCGCGACCTGGGCGGCATGGCCGAGCCGGGCTTCGGCTATATCGGCGGGCTGGCGCCGGTCGAGGTGGTGATCGACGTGGAGACGCGCCGGGTCCTGTCCTTCTGGACGGCGGAGCAGAAGCAATACCGGCTGGGCGAAGGCGGGGTTTTCGACCTGGTGGCGGGCGCCGGGGGTGTGGATACGAGCGAGCCCTTGACCTATCGGGCGCAAGCCTGGGCGCCGTTCAACCGGACCGCGATCCACACGGCGCAGGACGAGGTCTGCTACATCCGCGTCCTGATGGGCCAGTCCCTTGCGGCGGGCCAGACCGACGACGCGGACACCATCATCGCCGATACGGCCATCTATCCGGACCATGCCCTGATGCTGGACGGTTCAGGTGATGAGGGTCCGCGCCGCCTGATCGGCATGGGCGCGACCGGCTTTGTTCCCCTGGTCGAAACGGACAACGGGGACGTAAACCCCAACAAGGAAACGGCGGCCTCGGCCTGGGCGAACACCCTGACCCGCGAAGTCGAAGCCGCGACCGGCCGGCGCATCACCACCCTGACCATTGTGGCGGCGCAGGGGGCGCAGGCCTATGCGGGCCTCAAACGCGGACAGCCGGCCTGGACCGCCATGCTGGAAGCCCTGGACCAGGCAGTGCGCCTGTGCCGGGCGCAGGGTCTGATCCCCGTCGTGACGGCGGGGGCTTGGCTGGGCTCCGAGGGCGACGCCGACACGGCCATGACCACGGCCATGACCGTCGAGCGCCAGATGCAGCAGCTGGCCCGACAGTTCGCCGCCGACGTGCAAACCCGCACCGGCCAATCCGAGCCGCCCGTCATGCTGGTCTGCCAAGCCGCCTACACGCCTGCCGCCGATATCTGGATGCGGCCGGCTCAGGAGGGCGCTGTGCGCGCCGATGGTCATCAGGGCATTCGTCTGGTGGGGCCGCACTACCAGCACCCCTACAGCGATGCGATCCACATGGACTGCCGGGGCTACAACCGGATGGGTCAGGATCTGGCCCGCGCTGAGCTGGCCGAATGGTTCGGCACCGGCGCCCGGGCCATCCGCCCGGAAAACGCCTATTGGGCCAGCGCGACGGAGATCATCGTCAACTTCGACGCTCCGACCTATCCCATGGTGATCGATACCTCCGGCGACCAAGTGGACACGACGGGCCTGACCGCCTCGGCGGGTTTCGTATTTGACGATCGATCTGGCGCGGCGCCGGCCATTGCTGCGGTTGCGGTGGACACCGACCGTAGCCTCAAGATCACCCTGGCCTCGGCTCCGACCGGGGCGTCCGCCCGCCTGGGCTATGCCATCCAGCGCACCAGCGGCACGTCGGATGGCCCCGTCACCGGGGCGCGCGGCCTGGTCCGCGACAGCACGTCTCTGGCCTCGCTCTATGACGCGGTTCCGGCCCGCAATTGGTGCCCGGCCTTCATCCTCGAAATCGGCAAACCCTAAGGAACCGACATGATCGTTTTGAAAGGCAAATCCCAGTTCACGCAGCAGGACGGGCCGGTCCTGCCGGCGCCGTCGCCCGTCGAGCAGGCGGCGATGGATCTTCGGCCGTCACTGTGGATACAGCCGTCGCCCGCCCGCGTGCAGCAGGCATCAGGCGATGTGACGGAGACCCTGTGCCGGGCCGCAGGGCGCGGCTATCGCCCGGCCTTCAGCGGCGCGCCGCGATTGGTGGCCAGCGGATCGGCCCACGCCCTGCGTTTCGGCATGGAGGGGGCGGGTTCGGCGCCGGGCGGCCTGGCCGTGCCGGGCGGTCAGGCGGTCATGCCGACCTCGGGCAGCTATACGGCGGCCTACGTGGTGCGCATGCCCCCGTCGGGGACCGAAGGCACGGGCACCTGGCCGCCGGAACTGTGGGCGTCGGGGGGCGCGGTTCTCGAGTGCGCCAGCGAGAGTTGGTATCACGTGCTGAACAAGACCAATGGCGACCTGATCGTGCAGCAGGCCGGCGTCACCGTTGCCGGATGGGCCGCCGCCCTGCGGACCGGGGCCTGGTTGTCCGTCGTGGTGTCGGTCAAGGCGGGCGCCAGCGGCGTGTCGCACACGGACTACTGGAAGAACGGTGTCCACGCGGACACCGGACCGGCGATGGCGGTCGGCCCAATCGCTGATGGCGACCGGTCCGTTCTGGTCGGCGGCGGGACGGTCAATCCCTTCTACGGGGACATGGCGCTGATGGCTATTTTCCCGGACGTGGACGCCAAGACCAATGATGCCGCCCGCGCGGCCATCCTGGACCTGTGCGCCAGCGTCCGGTCGGCCGTGACGTCCTGATGGCCGGGTGGGCGTTTGACGTGAAGCCGCGGCGCGCCCTGAAGAGAAAGTAGAAGACATGTCCTTTCAGACCACGTTCACGCGCGGCGAATCCTTCTCGCTCGCGCTTGAAGCCACAGATGGCGACATCGCCGGCGCCACATGTCGGGCTGACCTCAAGCTGACCATCAATGGTGAGTTCCCCCCGGAATCGGCTGCGCCGTTGATGGCCTTCTCGGTGACTGCAGTCGATGAGGTGACCCCGGGCGGCAATCCCGGCTGGCTCCTGTCTCTGTCTCCAGATCAGACCGGGACCCTGCCAACCGGAAATTACGTGACCGACGCCAAGATCATCATGGCGAACGGATGGGTTGAGCAGACCGACCCGGTCACCATTCACGTCAAGAAGCGGGTGACCGTATGATCATCCTGCGCTGGCGAGAGGTCCGTCCGGTCGCCCTGCGCTGGATCGGGCCGTCCTCTTCCATGGCTGCGCCCCAGCGAGCCGAAGGCCCTGGCGCCATCGCTGCGGTTATCGGCCCGCCTGGGCCTCAAGGCCCGGTCGGCTCGAAGGGTGACACTGGCGCCTCCGGGCCCAAGGGGGCTGCGGGCGATCGAGGCGCGCAAGGGGAAAAGGGCGACCAGGGCGAGGCCTTCAAAGTCAACGCCATCGGCACGCTGGCCGAGCGCTTGGCCTATGACACCGAAGCGCCGGGCTTCTCCTATCTCGCCACCGACACCAGCCTGATCTACTTCCGTCTGGCGGAGGGCGGTTGGAGCGTTGGCGTCCCGTTCGGCAAGGGAGACCAAGGCGACGAAGGTCCGCAAGGCCTGAAGGGCGACAAGGGTGATCCGGGCGACGAAGGTCCACAGGGCCCGGCGGGTGCTGACGGCGCTCCGGGCTCTGACGCGACGGTCACCTTCGCCACCAAGGAAGAGGTCTGGGCCGGTGCGGTTACGGATGAGACTGTCGCGCCCTCAGTCCTGAAGGGCGCGCTTGAGTTTCAGGCCCTGGCGCTGGCGTCCAACGTCGCGACCATGAACTGCCATGCCGGGATCAACTTCACGGTTCCGCAGCTGACCGCGAACGCCACTCTCGCCAACCCGACGAACAAGGTCGATGGCCGGGACGGGAAGATCAACTTCAGCTACGACGCCTCGGCGCGGACGCTCAGCCTCGGCTCGGACTGGAAGAAGTTCGCCGCGTCGCCCGCTATCCCCACGGCTGCGAACAGCAAGTTCACCATCGTCTATTCGATCATCGGGACGGACGTCTTCTACAGCGTTCTGGTGAAGCCATGATCCCCGGCCTGGCGTCGATCCTTCATGCGGCTGCCAATCAGG